CATATACTGCTCGTTATACGCATGACACCATTGCGCTGGCTTTCAGCATCACCGAAGAGGCTATCGAAGATAATCTGTATGATCGTTTGGCTTCTCGGTATACTCGTGCTTTGGCACGTTCAATGTCACAAACCAAACAGGTTAGGGCGGCGGCTGTTTTGAACAACGCCTTTAGCACATCCTATCCCATAGGTGATGGCGCAGCTCTTTGCTCGTCCGCACATCCGTCATTGACTGGTAATCAGCGTAATTTGCTGTCTACCGCAGCAGATCTCAACGAAACTTCTCTTGAGCAGATGCTAATTGACGTTGCCGGATTGACTGATGAGCGTGGCTTGAAGGTTGCCGTTCGCGGAATGAAACTAATTATTCCGAAGGAACTGCAATTTATCTCCGAGCGTGTACTCAACTCAACATTGAGAGCAGGCACGGCAGATAATGACATCAATGCCATGAAATCCATGGGGATGTTGCCGGAAGGCGCTACGGTTAATCATTTTCTGACCGATACGGATGCGTATTTTATCAAAACGGATGCGCCAAATGGCTTTAAGCTGTTTCAGCGTACTCCAATCCGTACCGCGATGGAGGGTGACTTTGATACCGGAAACATGCGTTTCAAGGCACGGGAGCGTTATAGCTTCGGTGTTTCTGACTGGCGCGGTGTTTTTGGGACTCCAGGCGCATAGCGCTTGCATAAAGCAACGAGAAGGGCGACTTGTGTCGCCCTTCTTTTTTATGTAAAGTTTCTTTTGATCCGGGGAACAAAGCCCTAAAGACTGTCCCGGCAGACGCTCACAAGGACTTTAGGGCAAAACCTTTTGTGAGGAGGTGCAAACATGGGCACTACACGTTTTTCTGGTCCGGTTATGTACAGTGGTTCTGGAAATGATTCCAGCGCACTGGGTAACTGGTTTAAAAATCTTCCAATCCAATGCAATCCTGATTATGTCATCAAAATGGATGACTTTACGGGTGTTGATATTGACGATACAGATGATTGGACTAAATCTGTCCTGAATTCTGGCACGTTGACATTACTTGCTGACCATATAGGTGGTTGGGCCAAGTCTACTGGTGATGGATCGACAGATAACTCTGGCGGCGCTATTCAAGGCAATGAGATTTTCATGGCCGAAGCCAGTAAGAAAATTTTCTTTGAAGCAACTGTAGCAGTAGCTGATGCTGACGACATGGATATGTTTGTCGGTCTGGCAGAAAATGGCACGTTTGCTACAGGTGTCCCTTTTACAGCAAGTAACCAGATTGGGTTTTTATTAGTAGAAGGTGCAGCCGATATTTATGCTAATTGTGATTCAGGCGGTACAGAAACCAAGACTGACACAGGGGTTGATTTTTCTGATGGTGCAGAAGGTAGCTCTACTATTTCAAACACGCGCCGACTCGGCTTTGTGGTAACCGGAACCGGACAAGTAGATTTCTACGTGGATCGGGTAAAAGTCACCACGACAACAGACAATATCCCAACTTCGGCTCTTACGCCTTGGTTTTGTGCAATGTCTGGAACGACAACAGCCGATGCGTCTTGGTGCGACTACATTTTGGTAGCTGCTCAACGTGTCACGGACGGTATGACACAATTCAATGAGCAACCGTAAAGTTAGGAGGTGACTTATGGCAGAAAAGAAAAAGGCTGCTGCTAAAAAAGATACTTCTAAACCGGGAATTGAAGATCGCTATAAAAAGGAATTGCCCCCTAAGTGGACTGCTAAGTATAAGGCCATGGTTATGGCTGGTCTTATCAAGGAAAAATAGGAGGATAAAATGGCGGATTCAGTAAATGTATCGACCATTATTGACGGTCCTCGTAAAGCAGTGTTCTATCTCACTAACGTTAGTGACAGTACGGGCGAATCTGCTGTCACGAAGATAGATGTAAGCGCTTTAAGCACCAGTGCAGACGGAGATGCTTGCACAGGTGTTCGTATTGAAAGTCTTTCTTTCTCTACTGTTGGGATGGGTGTCCAATTACTTTGGGATGCTACGGCTAATCGTTTAGCTATAGAACTTCCAGCCAATTATAGTGATTCTTTTGATTTTTCTGCTTTTAGTGGTCTTCCAAATTATTCCGGTTCTGGAAAAAATGGAGATGTTTTATTAACCACAGTAGGAGCAGGAAGCGGCGAGACGTACACTTTAACCATCACCTGTATTAAGGAATATACGGATCTTTAAAGCTATTGGATAGGTTTTCATACACATGCAAGGCGATATTCCAAAAGTTCCAGAAGATCTGGAGGAGATGAGGGTACAGTTTTATCACTATGCCACACAGCAACACTATATCTTAGATAAAGTAAACCAATTGGAACCGGACGTTAAGGATATAAAACGTACCTTGTTTCAAATCAAATGGTTTTTATTGGGTGGTGTGGTGATATTGCTTGCCCAACAAACAGGTATCGGGCCTGTTCTGGCTGCAATGCTTAAATGAGCCATGGTCAAGAAGTACAATGAATCATATCTCGGGCTTGAAAAGGAGATATGCGACGAAATTCGTGATTGGTCTGCATATGCCTTAGAAGAGAAAAGCCCCCACTATAATGACTTTTCTCCGTGCCCCTATGCCAAAAAAGCATGGGAAGACAATAAAGTTTCTATTGTTTTTAAGTATTCCGCGTCTTACCAACCCCTTTACAACTTAATTTCTTTATTTGAGGACAACACCTCGGATAAAGTTGTCCTTTTGGTGGACTTGGAATACCCCAATTCAGATTATTTTCATACGCATTTGTTTGAATTAAACGACTCTATCGCTGATGGAGACTTTGGTGATAGGGATCTCTGGCTAATGGGGTTTCACCCGGAAGACGAAACAAACGAATTAATCGATGATGGTACGTTTGAACCGCATGTAGAAACCAGCTATGCGATGATTTTTATTCAACGGTTGGCTAAATTACATGAAGCATCCGAGAAACTAGCTAGTCTTGGGTATTACGACAGGTATACTGGCAGTTATGATATTTCTAGCATTCGAGAAAAAAGAGCCGAATTGTACAGGAGGCTAAACGATGGATGAAAAACTTATACCTCAACATAAACGCCTTGCTATGGGGCTATCTATTGCTAAGTCAAAGAAAACAGTCAAAGCCATGCGCGGTGGTGGTGCGGTAAACAAACGCGGCGTTAAACGGTTTAAAGGCGGTGGTTTGGTTAAAAAAACGGGTATTAAGAAATAATGGCTACCTCGGGTTCCAAGGACTTTGAACTTGACGTAAGCGAATATGTCGAGGAGGCCTTTGAACGATGTGGTCTTGAGGTTCGCACGGGGTACGATTTAAAAACCGCAAAGCGCTCTATGAATCTGCTTTTAGCGGATTGGGCAAACCGCGGTTTAAATCAGTGGACAATTAAACAAACGTCCGTAACTGTTGCAGCAGATATTATCGAATATCCAGCAGGGGCCTTAACCATGACCGTAGGTTCGAGTTCCAGTTTTACGGTAGCAGAAACCATTACGGGAGGAACCAGTGCGGCCACGGCCTCTATTACCAATTTGCCATCAGGAACTTCGATGGCAATCACCATTCCTACAGGCACGTTTACTAGTGGAGAAACTCTGACAGGAGGGACAAGTGGTGCTACGACCACGCTTTCTGCGGCAGTCGATTTATCGGACGCACAGGCTACTATTGATATTTTGTCTCTTGTAGTTAAACGAGACGATAACAGCTATTCCGCTGGCCGATTAAGCCGGGACGGATTTCTGACTATTCCGAATAAAACGCAAACGGGAAGGCCCTCTCAGTTTTTTCTTGATCGACAGATCACACCCAATTTAAAGATTTGGCCTGCACCTGAAAATAGTACAGACATACTTATTTTTGATCGTCTGACGCGCATGGATGATGCGGATGACTATACCAACAGCTTGGGTGTACCTTTTAGGTTTTATCCTGCATTAGCTGCGGGATTAGCTTATTACATCGCCTTAAAACGAGCCCCCGATCGGATCCAACTGCTAAAGCCGCTTTATGAAGAAGAAATGGACCGCGCTATGGTAGAAGACCGTGATCGGGCCTCTTTTAACATCGTACCAAGCCTAGAATATGCGAGGCTTAACTAATGTCTCGTTATGCAGTTGGAAAACATGCGTTAGGGATTTCAGATCGGTCTGGGTTCGCTTATTTATTGAAGGATATGAAAAAAGAGTGGACGGGAGCGCTAGTTGGGCGCGAGGAATGGGAACCTAAACAGCCGCAATTAAATCCTCGTCACAAGGTTTCAGATGCGGAAGCTCTGAAAAATCCGCGTCCAGATCGCGTAGAACCTATGGTGGTGTATGTTGATACACCCATACCTGAAATAGAAGATTTCAAGCCCACCCTAGCTGTTGGACAGGTTGGTGTAGTGACGGTGACAACATGAGTTTTACTTACTCCAGTTTAAAAACCGCGATAGAGGATTACACCGAAAACACGGAAACTACATTCGTGACGCATATGGACGACTTTATAAAGTTATCCGAAGAACGGATCCTGAAAAACGTCCAATTGGAGCTTTTCCGTAAAAACGTAACGGGGACGATGTCTTCTTCTAATCAATATTTAGCTGCGCCGAGCGATTTTTTAGCCCCTTTTTCGTTATCTATCACAAGCAGCAGCGTTAAGAGTTTTCTTGAATACAAAGACGTAAATTTTGTGCAATCTTTTAACCCAAACAGTGCTACAACGGGAACGCCTCGGTATTATGCAACGTTTGACATAACCAATTTTATTATTGGCCCTACGCCGGATAGTGGGTATACCACGGAAATGCACTATTTCTACAGACCCGCTAGTTTGACGGCTGCGGGAGACAGTGGAACAACGTGGTTGAGTGAAAATGCCACATTGGCTCTTTTATATGGGTGTTTGATCGAAGCCTATACCTATATGAAGGGGGAGCAGGATTTAATGGCCGAATATGAAAAACGCTTTGGCGAAGCGATGGTAGCTCTCAAGATGTTTGGAGAAGCCAAGGAAGTTACACAAAATTACCGTGTTGGCATGGTTATTAGGCCGAAACAATGATGGACGCATTAAAATTAGACCTTCCTTCCGATTATTCCGTAGAGGTTCATACGACAAATAATCGTGGCTTTACGCCGGAAGAAGTAGCGCACCACTGTGCAAACAAAATCATTTCTATATCCAATAATACTCATCCGGGTATTCAGGCACAGGCTTACGCATTTAAGGGCCATATAGAAAAAACCATTGCTTTTTACATGCGTGAGGCTATTAAAAGCGATCGAACCACTGTCTATAACGCATTAATGGATGCAGGGCATCCAGAACTTGCTGAAGCAATCAGGAGACTTTGATATGGCTTTTACCGGAAATTTTATGTGTACGTCTTTCAAGCAAGAATTGATGGAAGCCAAGCACAACTTCCTAAACAGCGGAGGTAGTACGTTTCAAGCAGCGTTGTACACTAATAGTGCTTCTTTTACGGCAGCTACGACAGCATATACCACCAGTAATGAGGTTACAGGTACGGGCTATACAGCTAAGGGAAACTCCCTGACTCGCGTAGATCCTTCTACCAGTGGTACAACCGCACTTACTGATTTTGCTGATTCGACATGGTCTTCTTCCACTATTACGGCCAGAGGCTCGTTGATTTTTAATGACAGTGCCAGCGGGGACCCTTCCGTTATTGTTTTGGACTTTGGTTCTGATAAAGCCTCCAGTTCAGGAGATTTCAAGATTGTATTTCCCGCTGCGGACGCCAGTAATGCAATTATAAGGATCGCTTAATGGCCGCAATCACCGGTTGGGGCCGCAGTACATGGGGGTCTGGCACATGGGGTGAGGCTTTTCCTGTGTCGGTTACCGGTGTTGCGGGAACCGGTGCGGTTGGCTCTGTAACAGTTGAGCTTAGTATTGATGTTTCTGTAACAGGTGTTGCGGGAACAGGTTCGGTTGGATCTGTAACGGTTACTGAAGGAACGGGGGTAACAATATCTGTTACCGGTCTTGCAGGTACAGGTTCTGTAGGTTCAGTAACGGTTGAAGGTGATGCCAGTGTCAGTGTTACGGGCGTTGCAGGTACAGGTTCTGTAGGTTCGGTAACGGTTGAGGGTGATGCCAGTGTCAGTGTAACAGGGGTTGCAGGGACCGGCACAGTAGGCGAGGCTACAGCATCCGCTGGTGTAACGGTTTCTGTTACGGGTGTATCGGGCACAGGTGAAACAAACGGGGTTCTTGTCTGGAGTCTTATAATTCCAGATCAAGACCCCAGCTATAGTGAAATTAGCCCCAGCCAATCTCCATCTTGGGCTTCTGTATCACCTTCTCAATCGCCGTCTTTTACACAAATAACGCCGAGCCAATCCCCCTCTTGGTCTTCGGAGACACCTTCTCAAACACCAGATTGGATAAAAATTGCAGCATAGGACATGAGTTATGACTAGCACATATACATCAAATCAGGGCCTTGAAAAACCGGCAACGGGGGACCGTTCTGGAACGTGGGGAACCATGACGAACACCAACATGGACATGTTGGACAGAGCTATCTCAGGAGTGGGCGCACTTACTCTGACAGGCACAACTACAACACTAACCACGTCAGATGGCTCCGCTTCGGATGGCAATTATAAGGTTTTAGTGTTGGGCGGAAGTCCGAGTGGCACGAACACCATTACGTTAAGCCCTAATGACGCAGATAAGCTGTATTTTGTGGTTAATTCCACCGGCCAAAGCGTAATTTTTTCACAAGGCACTGGTGCAAATGTCACGATTGCCAATGGTGCGGCAGACATCATCTACGCGGATGGTGCAGGAAGTGGCGCGGCTGTTTCAAGTTATC